TTGGTTCAAGGGAAGCACAGATAAATTGATTTGCGGCTTCGGCGAGAACTTTTCGCGGGTGTTTCTGTAGGATCTTGATGGCTTTGGCATACCGACCATGACGTGCTTGATTTGCTGCCTTCTGTCTTCCCCTACTCGAGTAGTATGCCTTAGCATCTTTGGATGCTAAAGCAGATTGCCAGGTGGGGGTGGACAACTTGCAGTGTCGCACTTCTTGGTGATATCGTCTTCGGTGGTCACTCATCTTGAAATACTTGAGGGCGGGGGTTAGCGGTATGGGAGCTGTGAAGACTTCTCCTGCTTCGGCAGGGTCATCGTCTTCAGGATGCTCTTCTACTCGCTCAGGATTGAGTCTCGATATTCTCTTTTGCTGCTTCTTCGGTTCTTTCTTTCGAAGTGCGGCACTCCAGTTATATTCGAGTTTGTCTATTCTCTCCCCTGAGCGCTTCACGTCTTCTTCTAATACATCATTGATCGATACAAGATTTTCCGATCCCTTTGGTGTAAGGAGTTTAGACTGAAGTACAAAATTCCTCCTCCTCAGACACTCTCTTTCTTCTGCAGGTGTACGCTCTCTATTCCTGGTACTCGCCCTTCCTTTGGTTGCGAACATGCATAAAGTTAATTCGTTCGCTCGACCAAGCCCTCCTCCTCCCTGTGAAAGGGTCCCGGGAACTTTGCGATTAATACATGTTCTTAAAAGTGTATGTTTTGCGAGTTTTCGGAGTTTTGGATGGGCAGGTCTTCCATTGGGAGGGTGTTTTCCAGAGACGATATTGTGTAGGTCTTCTACAATGTAACATCCTTTGTCGTCACTTAGAGATTTAATACCACAGCACTCTGCTAATCGAAATTCAGAAATTCCTCTCGCCCCCTCCTTGGTCCTCTCCACAAACTGTTCGCAGAAGACTCCATGATTCCCTCGGAAACTCTTTCGAGAGTTGAGCTTGAGTTTTAGTTCTCTGACTCGCTTTTCATATCGATCGATAGTCTTCTGGTCCCAGCATGCTACGAGATCATCTCCGTTGACTTGGAAAGTACTTGGATCTGCACCAGCTCGTATCGCGGCGTAGTCGTTTAACACGCCGAGACAGAACCAGCTGGGGCCGAGCCCCATCAACGCACCAGTAGTACACTTAGCTGCAGGAATCGTAATCTTCTGATCCTCGGACTTCGGTCCGTTGAGAAAGAATAGTTCATGATTCATTTCTGGATATTCACCACAAAATTTGCAATGAAGCTCTTTCATCTTGTTTGGAACTGCTGCAGGAGTAGTTGTTTTCTTCATTTCTTCAACTTCATTTAAGAAGTGAACTCTTGCTTTAAGTTCCAGATGAGTCAGGTAGACTTCTTTCTTGGCAGTCGCTTGCGCCTCTCCATATATCACCGAGTCGTGAGTAACCAACCTAGTGGCGCTGATCAGATCTTTTGACGCTCCTAGCTCAATTAAAGCAGTCTCTATGATGCTACACGCTAGGTTGCAACTGATCCAGTCCGTGGCTTTTGACCAATCAGCTGAATATATGACAGAGTCCTTACTTTGAGAGTTGAGCCTTACTGGTACGTTCTCGAGCATACAACGATTAGATCTTACATATCGTAGTACTTGCACGAGAGCAGCGCTTTGATTTCGAGCGATTAACACTATCTCCGGTTGGTGGATAGTAGCCAGCCTCAACTTTCCTGCTGCGTTTACAATCGCAGTAAGTTTGGACATATTTCCTTCTACTCTGTCACCATTTTCCAGAATATGAACTGTTGGAGAGTTCAACAAACGAGGTACATCTTTCTTCAGAATCTTTCTTAAGACTGCTTCATTGCTGGCGACTCTCTCTCGAAGAAACGCTTTTGGCCATTTGTTGAAATTTAGCATAGACCTAAGCCTTTCATTTCTGTCAGCGAGAAGAGCGTCAGTCACTTCGATATCTAGATCTCCTGTCCCGCGATAACCGACGGCGAGACCTGGATGAGCAGTGAATGCAGCTTCGAATAGTATGTCGGCCTTTGAGAGATTTTGCCACATTGAGTTGAGTGCATCTGACCAGATTTTCCCTACGTCTCTGAATTGTAGCCAGAGTAGTCCTCTTCCACTTTGATAGATAATTTCTTCAATGTTGCTGACGACAACGTATGGTAATTTGGTTCTTTGGAAGCTGGGATCGATAACTTCTCCTATGCTCCTGAGCATTCGCTCTATTCTCTCGGAATAGTCTTGAACTATTGCTAATTCATTATACGCTCTCTTATACATTATCTTCGAGAGTGCAAATGTAGCACATTGCTTAAGTCTGAAACAGCCGACACTATGATGAAAGTCATTGAAAAATTGCCGCTTCAATTTGAGGATAGGATAAGAATTCTCATACACTAGGTGCGCAGGTTGCAGTCGGTCATTGAGAAGAAATGGCGTGGGGGACCTCTCGCAACTCTCATCTCTACATGAATAATATTTGTAGTAGAAAGAGTCGAGAGGGTCTCTGCTCCACAGCATTGGATCTAGCTGACCAACGAGCGTTAGAGGGCAACCTCTAGCTGCATCATTGATTTCTTCAATCTGACTGACTTCGAATGTATCGTTCTTCTGTTCTTCTATAGGAAGTAGAATTTCTTCTATAGAGGGCGGCGGTAACTCTCGTTCGACATGCCATCTCTCCACCTGTAATACTATCGATTTCTCTTCTTTAGATAGATGACTTAGTCTTGCGTCGTCTTCTGAAGTATGAGAGATAACTGGTGGTTGATTGGCTAATCTGCCGTACATATATTCTACATCACCTACTTGTGCATGAGCAAACGGATTCCTATTTCCAGACAAAGCCGTATCGTCTAGTTCTGCGGACTCAGACGCAGAAGCAATCATTAATAACATGTTTCTGCAAATGTTTGCGGGTCTAGCGAAAATTCCTCTTGACATCTGTAGCCAGTCTGAAACTGCCAGCTTCTGACCCCCGTTTGCTTTATTGTAAATGCTGGGGCATCCGGCTCCTTCGGGAGCTGCGCAAGCTGATCCGTTCGGACGGGCTACTGGGATTATCGGCTTATGGATCACTTTGGAATCTCTGACAACACTTCTTGTGAAT